CTTCAGTTTCTACTGCTACCCATGTAATAGATACACCATTCCAACTCCATTGTCCTTGTGGACTTAAAGTACCTGTCATAGGATTTGTCATTGGATTGAATCCAGCAGGAGGATTAGAAGGCATTGGTTCTACATTAGAAGTTTCTTCCTCTTGAGTTTCCGATGGGTTATCTAAAGGATTTATATCTTCGACTTCATCATTATTATCTGTATTATCAACTGGTGGAGCAGTAACACTTATATCATCAACTTTATAACCACGAGCTCTTAATAGATCACTTTTACTTATTACCTCAACTTTACATTTAGCACCTTCTAAACTATTTGCTACTATATCGTCTCTATTACCTTCTGTTAGATTGTAATAAATTTTATGATTTAACCAATATTCTTTTGACTCGCGAAGTGGGTTACCATCATCTATATTATATTCTACTACATTAGGATTATAAGTAGCACAAATAAAATACCATTCATTTAAATCATCAGTTGGTATTGTAGGGTAAATTCTAAAAGATTTACCATACCTTGTAGCAGGATTCATATTTCCACCCACACCATTTTGATAATTATCTTGATTTAATGTATATCTTTTTGGATTACTTGATCCCCAATGATTATCCCTAACTACGCCATCACCAGCATCAAACACAACCAATCTTAATAACCTAACAATTTTATTATTATCAGTATCAGTTTTTATGTACGTTTCTAATCTAAATCCATGTGGATTTTCTGAAGAGTTTGGATTACCGAAATTAAAAAGAGTTCCCTCTGATGTTTTACTTACGAATCTTACCCACATTGTTATTGTAAAACCATCGGTTAAATAACTTGGGTTTCCAGCATCATCTAATTTTTGAAATTCTAATAAATTATTACCAGGCGCTGTTATAATAATTGCTTGATTTGGTTTTCTTATTTTAAGAAATCCATTTGATGTGTTTTCATATTCAGGTCTTGTATCAGGTAACTCTTGAATAACATTATCAACATCACCAAGATAAGTGTTAAGTTTATTTCTTAAAGATTGAAGAGTCTTACCACCATTATCTTCATTTGCTTGTTCATCCAATCTTGTTATAAAAGCATCTACTTGGTTTTCATGACTAACACGACTCTCTTCATCATCTTGATAATTTTCAGGTTGTTCACCAGCACCATCTCCATCCACATCTGTAAAACTTGGAGATGGTCCTATTAATTCATTAAAATCTGAAAATAAATTATTTATCTGTTCTTGACGATCCGGTTGTGCTGGAAGAAGTTCAAATATATCAGTATCTAAAACTTCTCTAGCTTTTTCAGGATCTATTTTAGAACCTGTTTTTGTTTTTGTTAACTGACTTAGGTTTAAAATATCTGTAAATTCATTTCCTATTTTCTTAGCAACATTTATTTCATATACATTAGTCCCATCTATAAACTTTATTTTATATTGAATAGTTGATTGTGGAGGCGTACCTTCTGCTGGTAATTCTATTTGTATAATAGAAAACTTACCTTCTAATTCAATAATATTATTATCAAAAATATATTGACATAGTTGTTCAAAAATATCACCTTCTATATCTTTTCTATTTTCTAATGTATTTCTATCTTTTTTATAAAATACAAGAGGTTCATCTTCTGTACGACCTGATTGTTTTATCCCATCACGGATAGTTGTCTGAAGAGAAAGAAGTTGTTCATCAGTTAGGGTATTAGATTCAAACCATAGTTTATAAAATATATCACTTACTGCTTCACGAGTTTCTTGTATAGCCGAATAAGTTACTTTTTGAAATATTATTTCACTAGGAGTCATAGCATGAGTTATTCCTAACTCACCAACACCTATCATAATTTCACCATCTTGATGTATATGATAAAGACCTATATATTGTTCTTCTGGATTTTCTACAAAGTAAAAATTGTCATTTACTGTAGCATTTAAACCAACGTGTATAATGGGGTTTTGGTTTATTCCTGATTCTTCTTGAGTTGTGTCATCACTACCAGTAGTTCCGTAAGCCATGATTAAGTCCTTAGTATAAATTCAAAATCATTATCATATATTATTTCTTGACCGTCATCGTGATTAACTTTTATTAAAATCTTGTAAGCACGATTAGGTTCAAATGAATCTAAATCTTGTTTGAAATAATTAGAAGTTGTATCACAACTCATAGTTGTATAAGCACTAAAAGGAACAACAGACTCATTTGTTGCCATATCTATAATAGAATAAGTACCTTTACCATGTGGTATAAAACTACCACTAACGGTTTGAACCGATGTTGTAAATGATTTTTGTATGTATCTTTTACGGGCACCAAATCTAAATTTTACAGTTTCGTTTTCTTTATACGCTTCNCGTAAGTGAATTGGGTATAGGTAGTTCTCACTATTACCAGAAACATCCAAGGTGGTCAAGCTACCTGTGTTAGAACCAGTTGCTGGTAAGTGGTCATCCCACTTTAATTCTATCTTAGGAGAGTATATAGTGTTGGTTTGTCTTGAGAAAAATTTGATGTCTTCAAAGCTACCACTTGATGTTTCTCTACTACCAGATATTCTTACTAACATACCATAGTTAGTATTTACACCACCAAACCATTTATTAGCAAGGGTGGTAATATCCATGTTAAGGTCAGGAGATTCTGCTGAAAAAGATTGAGATACTTCATCACCAGCAATATAAGTTCCACCAGGAGTTGTCCAACTTATCTCCGAGCCGTTTTGATTTTTTCTATATAACCAACTACAACCATCAACTGTTTTTGGAACATCACTTTCCTTACCAACACCCTCATTCCACTCTTGACTTAGGGGATAAGCAGCAATTGTATACTCTTCACTTAAACCACTTGTTCCTTCTGTTTCATAAAGTCTAAGGTTTAACTTATAGTCATTTGGTAAAACAGATGAGCTAATATAACTTTCTATTTCATCGGTATCAAACTGAAGAAGAACTCTGGTTTGATAAGAAAATGTTCTGTCTGCAAATACTTTTTTTAATTCAAGTATCTCGTCTTGTCCTGTGTTCTTATCCTTAAAGTCTTCGCCAGTAATTGAGTTTGAACCACTATTAATAAAAGTATCTTTGGTTGTAAAAAAATATCTATGCATTATATTACCTTCCCATAAATGTCTTGGTTTGGATTTCGTAATTCAAATACAGCAGGAGAAACAGATGGTCTATAAATACCATCTTCAAGAGAGCTATGAAAATCATATTGAAATCCATAATTAGTATCATCACCTATAATTTCACCATCCCCTCTATAGTAATATAATTTTCTACCACTAGCATATTCATCATTTCCATCTTGAAATAATATTAACTCTTTTATTCCAATCACACCACTTAATCCTAATATATTATATTGTAAATCATTTATATTAATTGATTGTCTAAACTGCATTTTTTCTACTTTAAAAAAGTCTTTTATTACTTGAATTACATTTAATTTAACTTCTGTTGGATTAAATCTTCGGTCATAATTTACTTTAAAATTAACACCAAAGTTTATTATGTAACCGGAAAATAAAACTTCTTTTAAATTAAACCCAAAATCAACTTGATCATTTATCATCCTAAAATGATTAAGATAAGTAGCTACATTTTGTAAAACAAGTTGTGGTGTTTGAACTAATTGTTTATTTTGATTATAAGAAATAGTAGAAACCAAAAGAGTTCCACCATCTAATCTCTCTACATAAGCTTTAGCAATACTACCAAACTTTGTTGGAATACTTTGTATTCTTGCTGTATAATCTTCTTTGGTTACACAACGAAGTTGAGTAGCAAAAAACGCACTAGCATTATTTTTAATTTCATCAACATTTTGACCATCTGTCCCACCGACACTAGACTCATCGTTTGTTACAGATATAGTTACACCATCAGGAGCATTATTTATATTGGTAAGTTCTCCAGCTTGAACATTTGATGTAGCACCACCACCTACTCTATAAGTAAAAGTCATTATAGTATTTGCTGGAGTTTCACCTAAGTTTAAATTATTTCCAATAGTAGAACCTATAGCACCAGGTATATCAGCAATATTATTTCCATTTATTGTTACACCAGCTTGTTCTACAGGATCAACATTTGAACCCGAATTACTAAATCTAAATAATCCATTACCAAAACAAACTTTATATGTCTGTGTATCTTCATCGAACTTTGTTATAAATTTTTTGTTTGTTTTAATGTATTCAGCAACATATGGAACAGGCACCGATGATAAAACAGTTGTAGCATTACCTTGGTCATAAGCACTATCCCTAGTTGTATCATCACTATAATGAGTTTCTTTTAAAACTTTTTCTTGTGCTAGGTAATCAACCTCATACCATGTAAGCCTGGATGAGTCTGTACAACTTAATATCTCAACTACATTATCATCCCCTAAATCTAATTCTAAAAATTTAGTTGGACTTGTTATAGTAAATGATTTTGATTTTGTTTTTCCTGATATAGCTCTTACATATCTAGTAAGAGTATAAGATTCTGCTTCTCCATTACTATCTAATGTTGGAGCACTTATAGCGGGATCACCAGAACCACTTGATGTAAAATCTATTTCTCCTGTTGTTTCAAAAAGTATTTGAGAATCTATACTAGAAGCAATTTGTAGCCCACTATCTATTGAAGATGGAGCTTGACCATAATTAGGTGTACCATCTGAATTTGCATCTATAGTAGTAGTAACTTTTAATTTAACAACCGATGGAGTTTTGTTAGGAACTTTATATCCTAAAAATTCAGACAACCTTCTTACATTTCTTTTTTCAGTTGCTGTTGCTAATAAGTTTTCCTTATAATTGTAATCAATATAATAAGAAAGAACATCACCAACATAACTTGATAATTCTATTAACATCATACCAGGTGATGTTTCATTAAAATCTTTGTATGTATCAGGAAAGTAAGCTTTAGTATATTCAATCAAGTCAGCTTTAATTGTGCTGAAATCTTTACTCGTGTAGTTTACATTTGTTTCTATTAGTTTTTGTTTATCGGTATATGCCATTAGTAAGCTCCATCGCTTGTTGCTGATGAGGTTTCATCACCCACACCATCAAATGTAACTTGAACACTTTCTGTAGCGTTAGGTGTTCTGTTTATATTAAATTCTATGTTTATAGTCACTTGATTTATATCATCTCTTCGGTTGACTTCAATGTTTCTTAAATCAACAAATGGTAACCATCTACCGAATACATCCACTATATTATTTTCAATCTGAATTGAAAGGTCTTCGGTCATCTGTTCAAATAAAAGTTGTTTTAGATTCATACCCAAACTAGGTTGGAATAATCTTTCGCCTTGATTGGTTTGTAGTAAAAGTCTTATGTTAGTTTTTACAGCCTCAATAGTAGTTTTAGTTGTTGCAAAATACCCATCTCCACCAGCAACCCTAGCAAATGGAAAGTCTATTCCAACTGATACTCTACTATCTTGGTCTTCTACAAATCTATCTTTTCTATTATCTAGTATTGGCATTA